GGCGACCCTGTGGCGGTGGGATTCCGTGCCAAGAAGTCCAACGGCAAGTACAAGTATTATTGGCTGTACCGAGTGAAATTTGGTATTCCGGCGACGAACCTTGCCACCAAGGGCGACAGCATTACCTTCTCTACACCCACTATTGAAGGCACCATTCTGCGCCGCAACAAAGCAGACGCAGGCGGCAAGCACCCGTGGAAAGCGGAGGCACTGGAAGGCGATGTGACCGCTGCGATTATCACGAACTGGTATAAGGAAGTCTACGAGCCGACTTATACTACAACTCCCCAGAATCAGGGCTAACGGAGGTAACGCACAATGGATAACGAAAGAACCGCAGTCATCACCATCGGTGATGAGGAATATACGCTGCTCCTCACAACCAAGGCTACCAAGGAGATTGCCGGTCGATACGGCGGGCTGGAAATGAAGTCCGAGAACTTTGAAATGGCCATCGGCGAGATCGTGTGGCTCATCACACTTCTTGCAAATCAGAGCATTCTCATCCACAACCTCAAGGACAAGGAGCATCCCAAGGAGCTGCTCACGGAGGATGTGGTGGAGCTTCTGACCACGCCACTCGACCTTGCAGGATACAAAACCGCTATTACGGAAGCTCTCTACAAGGGCACCAAGCGGAATGTGGAAAGCGAGAAAGACTCAAAAAACGCACAAGTCGGGTAACGGTCTCCGATGCGGAGCTGTTTACCCGGCTTCTCTATTACGGCCTTGCCCACCTTCATCTCAGCCAGGATGAGGTGTGGCTGATGCCGTTTGGATTGCTTTTGGACTTATGGGAGTGTCACAAGCAGTATAACGGGCAGGCTATTCCTGCTCACGAACACTACATCGACGATATTATCCCGGACGGAATTTAAGGAGGTGACGGTATATGGCAGACAGTTTCGGACTGAAGATCGGTCTTGAGGGTGAAAAGGAATTCAAAAAAGCGCTGGCGGACATCAACCAGTCCTTCAAGGTGCTCGGCTCCGAAATGAAGCTCGCCACCTCTCAGTTCGATAAGAACGACAAATCCGTGGAGGCACTCGCCGCACGGAACAAGGTGCTGCGAAAAGAGATCGATGAGCAGACTACAAAAATCGACACTCTTCGCAAGGCTCTGCAGAATGCCGCCACCTCCTTTGGAGAGAACGACCGCCGCACCCAGAACTGGCAGATCCAACTCAACAATGCCGAAGCCACCCTCAACGATATGAACCGGGAGCTGGACGAGAACGAGAAAGCCATCAAGGAGGGCGGCAAGGCTGCGGAGGAATCCGGCAGTAAGTTTGAAGGCTTCGGCAATGTTCTCAAAACCGTAGGTGTGGCGCTCGGTGCCGTGGCTGTTGCCGCAGGTGCCGCCGCCGTGAAGCTCGGCAAAGAGGTCATTGCCGCTTATGCAGACTATGAGCAGTTGGTCGGCGGTGTTGACACCCTGTTCAAGGACTCCTCGCAGGAGATTCAGCGGTATGCCGCCAACGCATACAAAACGGCCGGTCTTTCCGCCAACGAGTACATGGAGACGGTCACGGGCTTCTCCGCAAGCCTGATCCAGTCTCTCGGCGGTGATACCGAGAAAGCCGCCAAGTATGCGGATATGGCAATTACGGATATGTCCGATAACGCCAACAAGATGGGCGCGGATATGTCCTCCATTCAGAATGCCTACCAGGGCTTTGCCAAGCAGAACTATACGATGCTCGACAACCTCAAGCTGGGCTACGGCGGCACGAAGCAGGAAATGGAGCGACTGCTTGCCGATGCGGAGAAAATATCCGGTGTCAAGTACGACATCTCCTCTTATGCGGATGTGGTGGAAGCCATTCATGTCATGCAGGAGAGCGTGGACATTGCGGGCACAACTGCCAAGGAAGCCGAAGCTACCATTTCCGGCTCTGTCAATGCACTGAAATCCGCCGTGTCGAACCTCATCGTAGGCTTCGGCGATGCGGACGCTGACATGGAGCTGCTGTGCAACAACATGGTTGACGCCTTCAAGACCGTGGTTGCAAACATCACACCGGTCATCGAGAATATCGTGGCGGCTCTGCCCACGGCGCTGGATGCTCTGCTGACGGCTGTGGGTGAACTGCTGCCCACACTGCTGGAGGCAGTCACCGAACTGTTCTCGCAGGTGCTGGAAACGCTTCTGTCCCTGCTTCCGCAGCTTATCCCAGCGGCGGTGTCCGCGCTTATGACCATCGTGAACACGCTGATCGAGAATCTGCCCCTGCTTATCGAGGCAGCGGTTCAGTTGGTGTCCACGCTTGTGACCGGCATTGCTGATGCGCTGCCCACGCTCATTCCGGCAGCGGTGCAGGCTATCGTCACCATCGTACAAGGACTGGTGGACAGCCTGCCGATGCTCCTTGACGCAGCCTTACAGCTTATAACAGGTCTTGCCCAGGGACTATTGGACGCACTGCCCGTGCTGATCGCCGCTCTGCCGGAGATCATCAACGGCATCATTACCTTCTTACTGGATTCGATTCCTCAGATCATCGAAACAGGCATTCAGCTTCTGACCTCGCTTGTTGCCGCATTGCCGGATATTATTATGGCAATCGTGGAAGCCATTCCGAAAATCATTGACGGCATCATTACCGCTGTGCTGAATGCGATACCGCTCATTATTCAAGCAGGCATCGACCTGCTGATTTCCCTCATTCAAGCCCTGCCGCAGATCATCACGACCATCGTGCAGGCCATTCCGCAGATCATCTCCGGCATTGTCAATGCACTGGTCGGAAACATCGATAAAATCATCATGGCAGGTGTGCAGTTGTTCGTTGCGCTGATTGAAAATCTGCCCACCATTATCGTGGAGATCGTCAAGGCCGTGCCGCAGATCATTGCGGGCATCGTGAAAGCCTTCGGCTCTCTGATGTATAAAATCGTGGAGATTGGCGGCAACATCGTCAAGGGACTGTGGAGCGGCATTACCCAGCTTGCCTCTTGGCTGTGGGACAAGGTGTCCGGGTGGATCTCCTCCATCTGGGACGGCATCTGCGATTTCTTCGGTATCCATTCGCCCTCGAAAGAGATGGCGTGGGTCGGTGAAATGCTGGTCAAGGGGCTTGCTGGCTCCATTGACGACAACGGCGATGAAGCGGTCAAAGCTGCAGAAGGCATGGCTGAGGACATCAACGGCGTCATGGGCGACCTCGCCCACGATATGCAGACGGCTCTGCCCACCGACTTTGACGTGAACGGCTCGATTCGCTCTGCCGTGGACGGTGTGGTCGGAAAGGCGGCGTCCGCTTTCACCATTGCCCTGAACATCACGAACTTCAACAACTATAGCAGCGAGGACATCCGTCAGCTCACCAATGAAGTCATGGAAACGGCGAACCAGTTCGCCCAGCGGAAAGGAGTGGTATTCGCATGACCTATTTTACCTACAACGGCCGCAGTTCCGCTGAGTTCGGGCTGCATATCGAGAAGAAGGACGTGTTCTCCGCACCGGAATACGATGCGGAGTTCATTTCCATTCCCGGCAGGAGCGGTGACATCATCAATCCGAACCGCCGCTTTGCCAACATCAAGGTGACCTACACAGTGTTCCTCGCTCGGAAGAATATAGCCGCCCTTGCTTCCGTCCTGCGGGACATCAAGGGCTGGCTGTATTCCGAGCCGGACAGATACCATGAGCTTACTGACTCCTACGATGTGAAGTATTTCCGCTACGGAGTCATCTCCGGCAATCTGGACATTGAGGAGCAGCTGAACAAGGTCGGCAGCTTCACCGTGACCTTCAACTGCAAGCCTTATAAATACAGCTTTGCGGGACAGCAGACGGTGGCAGCAGATGCTTCTAAACTGACGATTACCAATCCGACTGCTTTTGAGAGCCGACCGTAAGCCGTCAGTACAGCGGAAAGAGCATTTTTTCTTCCCGCATCATCTGCGGGGACTGCGGTTCCTACTTCGGCTCGAAAGTCTGGAACTCGACCTCAAAATACCGCAGGGTCATCTGGCAATGCAACGGCAAATTCAAGGGTGAGCACAAATGCGAAACGCCGCATCTGGACGAGGAAACCATTAAAGCGCGGTTCGTGACCGCCCTTAACGCTATCATCGAAAGCAAAGACAACATCCTTGAGGATTGCCGATTGATGCAGGCTACGCTGACGGACTGCACGGGTATTGATGCAGAAATTGAAAGCCTGCTTGAGGAAATCGATGTGGTGACCGAACTGACAAAACGCTGCATCGCAGAGAATTCGCAAACGGCACAGAACCAGGAAGAATACGCCGCCCTGTACAATGGGTTTGTAGAGCGGTATGAAAAAGCCAAGGCACAGCTTGAGCAGCTCC